CAATGGTTCAAACTCAAGAAGTGGTTGCGGCTAACGTCTATAACCGAGGCTTTAACAGCTCGTTTCTGATGACCGGCGGCGATGGTGTGGAACTATTTAGCTTGCTTCACGTCAATGGCCCATCTGATAGCACAACCTTCCAGAACGAGCTGACAGTGCCAGCGGCGTTCAGCGAAACCTCTCTTGAGGATCTGCTGATTGTCATCAACGAAGCTACTGACCCTCGCGGCTTGCGTATCGCTCTACGGGGTGAGCGCCTGATCGTTCCGCCTAAGTTGAGTTTTGACGCTGAGCGGGTGTTGAATTCGGTTCTACAGAACGATACCGGCAATAACGCCATCAACGCGCTGCGGTCAACAGGTATGCTGCCAGCTGGTCACATGGTTAATAACTATCTCACCTCTAGCTCTGCTTGGTTCGTGAAGACCAATGCCCCTGACGGCATGAAGCATATGCAACGTCAGACGGTTCGGTTTGAGGAAGACAACGACTTTGGTACTTCCAATGCTCGTTTCAAGGCTGATCTTCGTGAGGCTTACGGGTGGAGTGATCCACGCGGCGCTTACGGTTCGGCTGGCGTTTAACAATACTGGTGGGGGGATTAGCCTCCCCTCACTGCTTCTAACTTTTGAGGTGGTATTATGGGCTTTACTAATTATCCTAATGGATTGACCAGTTTTGGTATTCCACAATTAGGCGATGGAATTCCCAGCACGTTTGGGGAGTACATCTTCGTTGATCCTGATGCAACTGGGGCAGACAACGGAAAGAATCGTAAAGACGCTTTCCGCACAGTAGGCCAAGCTGTAACAAAGGCACAAACTAATACTCACGCGGTTATTATGATGGCTGGTAACTCAGCGCACTCAACCGCAACTGATAACGATGAGTTGACTCTGACCAAGAGCCGCATTCACTTTGTTGGCTTGGGTGGTGGTTCACGTTATCTCGGCCAACGTACTCGTTGGACTATGGGTGTAACTACCGGGACAGCAATCGCAATCGTTCAGAATACCGGCGTTGGTAACACCTTCACCAATATCAAGTTCGACTCTGCCGACACGCTGTCAACCAGCAAGTACGCTTTTGCTGATGGTGGCGAATATACCCAGATGACTAACTGCGAGATCGTCCACTCAGGACAGCTTGGTGTAGCGACTGCTGCTCCTCTGCTCTGCAACGGCGACTCTTCCTACTACCTGGGTTGTGCAATCGGATCTCTAGTTCATGTCTGGTCTGTAGCGGCTCAGAACGTGCTGTTTGACCGAGAAACAATCTCCGGCAAGGTTGCGCGTGACGTTATCTTTGAGGATTGCTTCTCTTTGGCTAAAACCTCAAGTGCGACATTTGTCCACCACAGAGGAACAGGCGCGACCGACATCGAGCGGATGCTGGTCTACAAAGGCGAGTGTGGATTCATCAACGCTAAGTTGGGTGCAGCTAATCCGGCACAGGCTGTTGGGTTTACCTCCGAGCAGACTGAGGGGGAAATCGTCATCGGTCCTAACTGCTACGAGCGGGGCAATACTTCTGTCTCAACCACCACGGGCGTATTTATTTACAACTCTGGAGCTCCAAGCAATACCGGCAACTCTGGTATTCAATCAGCATGATCTACGAATATAGGTGCGGGTGCGGAAGCAAATGGGAAGAAGTCAGAAAGCTGTCTGATTATTCCCAGCCCGCGTTTTGTGAGTGTGGGGAAGTCGGTAAGCGTGTTCTATCTGCGCTCCCTTCTTCTTCTCGCAGGACTCACCCTGATGTTAAACAGGATATTCATGAGCTTGTGGCGGGTGTGCCTGCCAGCAACTACACAGAGTTATAGTTTCTCCTGCCAAGGACGGCACCCTTTGAGGATCAATAGATGGGCGTATCAGTAATAGAGGGGGTATCTTCTCCTGGTCTATCTGGCGGGTCTCTGTCTGTTAGTGGTTCGGTGGGCGGGGTAAATGAAACGTTTATACCTCATCCTTTGCTGCAGATGCCTCTTGATGAAGATTTACGCCTGTTGTTTGGTTCAGGGGCGGCTACTTTTACCCGATCCACAACAGGTACGCATGTAGATAAAGATGATGGCTTAGTTAAGACAGCCGCCATAGATGTTGTCCGTTTTGAGACAAATGGGGTTTTTATCGAAGGGGCCAGCACGAATGAAGCCTTGCATAGCCGAGACTTCACAAACGCGGTGCATGTTAAAACTGGTATCACTGCGCTTAAAGATGCCATAGGCGCAGACGGTGTAACAAATGCTGCCTCTACCCTTACAGCAACGGCCCCTAATGGAACTGCATTCCAAACAGTTACTAAAGCATCTGCAGAGAATGCATTTTCAATTGGTGTTCGTCGCAAGACAGGCACAGGCGTCATTGAGATAACAGACGATGGAGGGGTTGGATTTACAGATATAACCTCTCTGATTAACTCTGCCACATACACAAGATTTCAAATAACAACCACTCAGGCAAACCCCTCGTTCGGCGTTCGTATAGTTACCAGCGGGGATGAAATTGAGGTTGATTATGAAGGTCTTGAAGAGTTGCCATTTGCATCAAGCCGCATACCAACAACCACAACGGCAGTTGCAAGAACCTCAGAGGATTTAAGCCTTCCTATTTCTGGAAACTTTAATACAACAGAAGGGGCTATATTACTGAGGGCTGACGTTATTGGAGATACTGGGGGCGTTCAAACGCTGCTAGAAATAAGCGATAACTCTAATAACAACCAGATTACATTGAGGAGACACTTTGATCAGTTTAGGCTCACAATTAGGACGGCTAATGTCACTCAAGTTGATATCTTTTCCGGTTTAACTATGGACGTAGGCCAGACCTATAAAGTACTGATAAATTATAAAGATAACGATGTGGAGTTATTTATTGATGATGTCAGTGTAGGTAGTGACACTTCCGTCACTATGCCGTCAACACTTACGACGATAGACATCGGCAAAACAATATCAGGCAGTCAACTATACGGGCATATAAAAGACCTCAAGACATTCGATGTAGAGCTAACACCTAACCAGGCAGAAATATTATGAGACCTATAACCGATGCAGTAAGCAGCCAAGCCGCAGGTACTACGCTGCCTATGGATTGGCGTAATGCAGATTTTAAAGTGGCTCTGGCTGTTGTTCTAAGTGGAGGGGCTAACCTGACATACTCGGTGGAACATACGCTTGATGATATCCAAGACGCGACTGTAACGCCTACCTGGTTCACTAATGATGGGCTAAGCGCATTGACTGCATCAGCGGACGGGAATATTGCTTTCCCTGTTACAGCTACTCGTTTAAATGTCACTGCGTTCACTGGTGGTACTGCAACACTCACAGTAATCCAGGGCGGTTAATCATGCGGCGCAAGAATCGCAGAAACAACCTTAAGCTCGGTGATTCAAACGCAATAGACGATATCACTGGGTTTAAGCATAAGCGTTCTGAGATGCGGAAGCTTAGCGGTGAGCAGAAAGGTTTGTTGACTCATAAGCGCAACTGGAACCCCGCACATCCTCAGCTCAAGATCAAAGGTCGCACCGATAAGATAGCGGTTGAAGATACACGCGTTCGACCTGCTGATGACTTCTCTGATCCACCAACACAGGATGATTTATAGTGGCAACTTCTGGATCAGTTAATTTCTCCATGACAGCCGAGAAGGTTGTTGAAAAAGCCTTTGGAAAGATCGGCGTTAAGGTAGCAGAACAGGCTCTGGAAGCATCTGAGATCCAAGACGGGCTTGATGAGCTGAATATCATGCTCAAGGCTTGGCAGGGGCAGGGCTTGCACCTCTGGTCTAAGCAGGAGGGCGTTATCTTTCTTGATAAAGGAAAGACTGACTACCTGCTAGGCGCTACAGGCGACGAAGCAACCAATCTTGATGACTTTGTAAGCACCACCACAACTAACGCTGAAGCGGCCTTAGCGGTCGTTATAGAGGTAGCCAGCACCACAGGCATGACTGCCCTGGATAACGTGGGCGTTGCCTTAGATTCAGGCATCAGGCACTGGACGACCATTGTTAGTGTAGATTCCAGCGTACAAATCACCATAACCACCGGCATTCCCACTGTGTCAGCGGCTGGAAGCACTGTTTTCACCTTCACCGACTTGATACAGCGCCCATTAAGGGTGATTGGTGCGCGCAGAAAGACGTTTAACGTGGATTCAGAGGTTGAAGTTCCCTCAATGTCGCGCTTTGACTACTTCAACCAGCCTGCTAAAGAGGCGCTAGGAACGGTAGTGAACTATTACTACTCTCCACAGCTAGGTAATGGCCGGTTCTACGTGTGGCAGACAGCAAGCTCTATTGATGACTTCGTGCGGATCACATATGAACGCCCGATAGAAGATATTGACGACAAAGAAAACGATCTGGATATGCCTGTTGAATGGTTGCAGGCGATTATCTATAACCTGGCCGCACGATTAGCTGATGATTACGATGCTCCGGTTGCCAAGGTCCAGAGCGTGATCGGCAAGGCTGCGGTATTCCTTGAGAACATTTTAGGCTTTGATGAGGAGCCTAGCTCACTACTTATTCAGCCGGAGTTTGATTAATGCCTCGGGTTCAGCTGGAGATAGGCACAGGCTTCTATCAGAGCGCTTCTCTGCCGTTAGCGGCGCAAAGATGCATCAACCTAT